GATGGCGACACCATCCGTAACTGGGGTGCTAAAATCGGTGCTAAGTTCACATTCTGATTATAAATAGAGACGAGACATCGTTCGTGCGGTCTCTACAATCGGAACTTACAAGAGGGTGCTTGACACCCTCTTTTTTTATGCTATAATTTTAAAAACATATTTCTTATGAATTTTTCTGTATACACTCGTAACGGTTGTCCCTATTGCTCAAAAGTTAAAGCAGTTATTGCTGGTAAGGGATATAAATTTACTGAGTATCGTTTAGATACACATTTCGATAGACAAGGTTTCTATGAACAGTTTGGTAATGGTAGTACATTCCCTCAAGTTATTTTAGATGGTAAAACTCTTGGAGGTTGTACCGAAACTGTTTTATATTTGAGAGAGAACAACTTGATATAAACACTAAATAAAAATAGCTGCGGAGAAACCCTATGGAACCAATCATTATTGCATTGATTGTGTTATTTGTTATAGGAGCATTTATCCTTGGGGTAACTGTTTCTTGGTTGGCAAAAGGATATGTAGAAGACTACATAGAAAATGCAGCATACTCTAAATCGGTTGTACATCCTGAAATGTTTGATGAAGATGGTAACATGTTACATGATGAACTTATCTACATCAGACCAACAAATCCATACTGGAAGTTTGAGGATGCAGATGAGGAAGAAGACTAATCACAGGAATTAAATTATGCCACGTAATATGGACAACAGTAACCCTAGGTTACTACTCAGTGAGATTTTGAGAAAGGTCTCTAATGCAAAAACAAAGAAGGAGAAAGTAGATCTTCTTCGTAAACATAATAGCAATGCTCTCAGGCAGTTGTTAATCATCAATTTTGATGAGAGTATAGAATCAGTGATGCCAGAAGGAGATGTACCTTACACTCCTAACGATGCACCTATAGGAACAGATCACTCTCGCCTTGAGCAAGAGTATCGTGGTCTTTATAGATTCTTTAAAGGTGGAGAACCTAGACTCAAAGGTCTGAAGAGAGAGTCTATGTTTGTTCAACTCTTGGAGGGACTTGCTGCTGATGAAGCAGAACTTGTAGTACTTGCCAAGGATGGTGGACTTAACAAAAAGTATAAGCGTATCACTAAAGCAATGGTATCCGAAGCATTCCCTCAGATTGAGTGGGGAGGTAGAGGTTGAAAGGAGTAAAGGTTTTAAAGGAGAAATGTACTGTCGATGATGCAAAGGATAAGTCTCTACCATATTCTGCCTATCTGGTTGAGTATAAGGTAGATAATGTATCATGCTTTGACATCGCACTTACAGGAAAGGAAGCAGATCTTTTTGATTATTATTATGATCTTTATAAAAAAGACTTTGTAAAATTCACACAATCAGAAGGTAGAAGTAATCCTAAATTATGGAACGATCCAAACCAACCAAAACCCCCAAAGAAAGGCAGGAAAAAGTGACAATTTACTTTGATAAACGTGCCTTAGATGAACAGAAAAAGGAAGACGAAGAAGTAAAACAGGAAGAACTGGATAAGAAGGCAGAAAAAGAAAGGAATGAAGAGAAGGGTAAGGAAGTTGTCAATGCAGTTGGTAACCTATTTCTATCACCACTAGCTCTTATGCTAGTATGGAATGCTTGCATACCAGGTCTCTTTGGATTGGCAACCCTAGGATACTGGTCTGCAATGGGATTGTATGTAATTTTTCGTATATTATTAAGGAATTCATGACTCAAGTATGTTTGATCTCTGTTACTCCTGATGCAGAGAAGACCATTGGATATATTGCTCGTGTGAGTAATCCTAACAATCAGGACAACCCTAAAGTTGCAGGGTTATTAAAGTATTGTATTAAGCATGGTCATTGGTCTGTCTTTGAGCAAGCATCAATGACCTTAGAGATTCATACTACTCGTGCTATCGCTGCTCAAGTGCTGAGGCATAGGTCGTTTACATTTCAAGAATTTTCACAGAGATACGCTGACTCCTCTTTACTTGGAGATAGTATTCCTCTGCCACAACTACGTCGTCAAGATGATAAAAATAGACAGAATAGTATTGATGATATAGATCCATTTGTCAGACAGGACTACGAGTTAAAAATGCAAAGGCATTTTGTAGATGGAATGAACCTCTACAAAGAAATGCTTGCTTCAGGTATTGCAAAAGAATGTGCAAGAAATGTATTACCTCTTGCAGTACCAACAAAAATGTATATGACTGGCAATCTTCGTAACTGGATTCATTATATCGAATTGCGTTCTTCCAATGGTACCCAGAAGGAGCACCAAGAGATTGCACTCCTTGTTAAAGATCATTTCACCTGTCAGTTCCCAGTGATCTCTGAGGCACTTGGATGGTGTCCTGAGGAAGAGGAAGAATGTCCTTGTCGCTATACTAATTGGGAAGATATACAACCATGTTTGAGGATTGAGTGATCTAAATAGTTGGTTAGTACAAATGCGTAGTTAATTTTGAAGGATAAAAAAGCAGCGAAGAAAATTATAAAACTTGCAAAAAAGCACCCAGACTGGTATACTGAAGAGGATGTTAAATATGCCAAACAATTTAGATGGCATATTAAGCAAGAACAAAAACAACAAAAGGAGGAAACTTGAATGCCCACCTACCCTGTTCTAAATAAAAATACTGGAGAGAAAAAAGAACTCTCCATGTCAATGAGTGATTATGATCAGTGGCGTAAAGACAATCCCGATTGGGATAAAGATTGGAATGCAGGTATAGGTGGTCATATGTATGGCAAACCTAAAGCTGATGATGGTTTCAAAGAAGTCATGTCCAAAGTCCAAGCAGCACACCCTCGATCAAACTTGAGTCGTTTTACATAATGCCAAGAGCTAGAAAGAAATCAAACGGTAATGGTAATGGTACTGCACCACTCCAACCCATGTCAAAGAAAATGATGAAACGAAAGAAACCTATTGATTCATCTTACATGGTTCCTGTCAATCCATTGACTCCTAATCAGGAGTTAGTGTTTGAGAAGTATGCAGAAGGACAGAACCTTCTGTTACATGGTGCTGCAGGTACAGGTAAGACTTTTATTACATTGTACCTTGCTTTAAAGGAAGTACTTGACGAGAGCACACCATATGATAAGATATACATTGTCAGGTCTCTAGTACCTACTAGAGAGATTGGTTTCCTACCTGGTGACCATGAAGACAAGTCTGCACTATATCAGATACCATATAAAAATATGGTGAGATTTATGTTCAGTATGCCTGATGATAACTCTTTTCAGATGCTCTATGAAAATCTTCGTGCTCAAGAAACAATAAGTTTCTGGTCTACAAGTTTCATTCGTGGTGTTACTCTCGATAATGCTATTGTTATAGTTGATGAATTCAGTAACTTGAATTATCATGAACTTGATAGTATAATAACAAGAGTTGGTCAAGATTCTAAGATTATGTTCTGTGGTGACATCACTCAAACCGATCTCACTAGAGAATATGAGAAGTCTGGTATCTCAAACTTCATTAATATCCTACAACAAATGCGTGAGTTTACTTGCGTTGAGTTTGGTATTGATGACATCGTGAGGTCTGGACTGGTCAAATCTTATCTTGTCACTAAGTATAATCTAGGTTTTTAATGTTTAAATTTATTGATACTGACCTCAAAGAACATGTTGAGGTTGATGCTATTGACCGTAATGGTACTAGATTCTACCCTATTCCTGGTGCGGATAAATATTATCCGAGTGTAACTTCCATCACATCGTTTAAGAACGCTGCTTTCTTCTCAAAATGGAGAAAGCGAATTGGTGAAACGGAAGCGAACAGAATTACTGCCAGAGCAACCCAAAGAGGTACAGCATTCCATTCTATTACTGAAGATTATTTCAACGGTGAATTAGATACAGACAAATACTTGGAAAATAATCCATTGTCTGTTAGAATGTTTCACATAGCAAAGCCTACGTTAGATCGTATCAATAACATTCATTGTTTAGAGACTTTTCTATACTCTCATTACCTTGGTCTTGCTGGTCGTGTAGACTGCATCGCTGAGTTTGATGGTGAGTTGGCAGTAATCGATTTCAAAACTTCAACAAAAGAAAAGAAGGAAGATTGGGTTGAACATTATTTTGTTCAAGAAACTGCGTATGCAGCAATGTTCCTCGAACGTTCAGGTTTAGAGGTGCAGAAAATTGTCACACTTATCGCCACTGAAGAGGGATCTGTTCAAGTATTTCAGAAGTACAATCTTGATGACTATTTACAATTACTCAAATCCTATATTGAAGAATTTGTTAGGGGAAGAACGAATGCCTGATAAAGAAGAGGACAAGTTTTTAACGCCCACTAAATTCTCTCAAGAAATTGAAGTATTGGTGAAGCGTAGCAGTGGTCTCATTTCATACATTGAAGCAGTAGTAACATACTGTCAAGAGAATGAAATTGAGATTGAAACTGTTCCAAAACTAATGTCAAAACCCCTCAAAGAACGCTTGCGACATGAAGCAGAGCGTTTAAATTACATGAAGAAACGATCTAAAGGAGTTCTACCATTGTAA